GCTTGTCGTACTCCATCTCCGGCGCGGTCGAGCCCAGATGCACGGTGAAGCGGGTGGTGTCGGCGGCGTAGAGGAAGGAGATGAGCTGGTCGATGACCGGGTACATCTTGTTGAACTGGGCCGGGCTTTCCTCCGGGCCGGCGCCGAACAGGTAGTAGGAGCGCAAGGAGGAATAGTCGGCCTTGCGCGCTTCCAGCGATACCTGACACTTCTGAACCAGATCGGCAACGAAGGTTTCGCGGTCGATCAGGTCCTTGGGCAGCCTCATTTTTCGATCTTCAAATTCTCATGGTCGGCAATGTAGCTGGCCGCGATCGGCCCCTTTTTCACACCGACTTCACTGGGTTTTACCCCAACGCTCTCGCCGCGTACAGACTGAAATCTCCCCCCCTTGAGGATCGAGGCCATGTCCATGCCGCCCTGGTTGCCCCACATCACGCTGTCGCCGGGCCGCGATTCCCGTGGATTTTGGGCGTGGGAGAAGTGCTTGGACTGGTTTTCGCCCTCGCGCGCCGACGCGATGTTGGTCATTTTGAAGTCCGAGGCCAGCTTGTTCAGGGTGCCGTCGATCCTGGGGGTGGCGCCGGAGGTGTGGATGGCGGGGCCGGATACCTGCTGGCGCGGTTTGCAGCGGCATTTTGCCTGCGGACAGCGCACGGAATCGTCGCTCCACGCCTGAAACTCCCCATGTTTGGAGCAGATAAAGCGGTTCAGGATGGCCATTTAACCCCCAGTTTCTGCTTGAAGGTCGGTGCGGTATAGTCATTGACATTGACCGGCGCGCATTTGACCGCGATGCGCCCGTTCTTGATGGTCAAGCCATAGCCCTTGGAGAACTCCGGCTCCGGCTTGCGGCGATAGCCGGCCACCGTGCGCTGGTCGGGGTTGCGCATCACCTTGATCTCGCCGCGCTCCAGCGAACCGAGCGCCTTTTCGAGCCGCAGTTGCGAGGTGACGCTCATGGGCGCGGTCTTGTACTTGAACATCTGCTTGAACAGTTCGTAGGAGATCCCGGCGATGGTGCAGAAGTTCTTTTCACTGACCACGCGCCCTTCGTCGGCCAGGAAGCGGTCAATGGCCGCATAAATCTGTTTCTGGGTCATCATTTGCCATAGACCCCGATTTTCTTGAGATAGGACGAGACGCCGCGCTGGGTGGCGATCCCCTCGGCGGTGAACTCCGCCTGCCGCCTGGAGATGGAGCGGGTGATGCGGGCCTGGATCAGACGCGGCTGCACCTGTTCGGCATAGGCCGCCGCCCCGAGCGCGCCCGCCATCACGCGGTCGTCCTTGCCGCGGCCATAGGCGGCAATGGTGCCTTCGTCGCGCACCACCGATTTCATTTCCTCCAGCAGTTCGTAGGAAAAAACGCCCATCATGCCGCGCTCGAAATAGTCCTTGAAATACGCCAGCATCCTTTCTTTCGAGGCATGGGTTGTCATCCAGCCCACGCTGTTGGACGGCCCGCCCAATGTGTCGTTGCGGCGCCAGATATAGTGGGACATGTTGCCCAGCACGTTCATCAGGTCGGTGCGCTGCGATCCCGTGGTCATCACCGCGGCCTGGCGTTTGAGGTTGCGCAGTTCGTTGATGACCGCCTGGCCGGGACCGTTCACCTCCAGATTGAGAGTGCTATTCCTATAAGCGCCAGCCAGATGAGCAATGACCCAAGCAAACTGATAAGTGTTGAGTTCTGCTGTGCAAAATTCCGCCACCTGATCGAGCCCGTCGGCGTAGCACCGAAATACCTGGATGCAGAAGCGATCAGAATAATCAGAAGAACCGTAGCTGGGATCAGCACCAATGACATAATAACCGTTCTCAACGGGGTCCTCCCACACTTTCAGGGTTGCGAGCTTGTCGGTGGATTTCACCACTTCGGTGTCCTGGAAGTATGCGCCCATGACATAGCGGTAGCAATCGGGCAGCCTGGTCTTGGCGGCCTTGGCCGCGTCGGTGCAGCGCGAGTGTGAGAAGAAAGACGTGCCCGACATGACGAAGGCATAGTCCTCGGTGGGCGGATACTCCTGGTACATCAGGGATTCGTCCTTGATGCCCTCGTACATTTTCCAGCGCCACCATGCGATCTGCCGCGAATTGATCTCCACGCCGTAGAGTTTCTTGATGTCGCTCACCCATTCGCGTTCCTCGGGCTTGAGCTTGCCGTCCCAATAGACCTTGTAGATCGGGTCCTCGGCGGTGACGCTGTAGAGTTCGTTGCGCCACCAGCCCGCGAATATCGCCTTCTGGGTGCGGGCGCGTTTGGCGGTGACATACATATCGTGGAACATGTTGAAGCCACGCGCGGTGGACTCGAACACGAACAGGCGGTCGGGGCTTTTTTCGGCCAGCGATGCCAGCAAAGAGGCCAGGCCTTCCTCGTCGCCCCAGGAAGATGTCTCGGTGCCGTGCAGGAAGGTGATGCCCTTGCCGCGCCCGAGTGTGCCTTTGGCGCGGGTGCCGGCGATCTGGTAGAAGAAGCGCGAACGGTTGCGCAGCACCAGCTGATTGCGGTTGTGCTGCACCAGCGGGATTTTCCAGGCCTTATCCAGCCCGTCCATGTACATCGACAGAGTGGAGCGGAACATGTCGCGGCTTTCCTCGTCGTGGGTGGTGAGGGTGCCTTGCAGGCCGGGATGGGTGAACAGCCAGTAGAGATCGAGCGCCAGGGAGATGGTGGAAACGCCCATCTGGCGGCCCTTGAGGATGACAAAAAAATGTATCCCGTCTTCCAGGCCCTTGGCGATTTCCTGCATCACATAGGTCTGCGATCCCAGCAGCTTGTCCATGCGCACAAGCCCGTGTTCCTTCGACTCGATGCGAAGCTGCGAGCAGAACTTATAGAAGCGCTTTAGATCGAAGGACATGTTTGCCGGTGGATGAAGCCGGGAAGGCCCTGGCCCATGGAGTGTTCGTAGCGTAGTGCCGCCGCCCCCGGATTGAAAGGGATGTCCAGCATCTCGCGCACATGCTCTTCCACGACGTTGCGTAGATTGACGATCTGTTCGGCGGTGAGATGGTCGGTGTAGACGAAGGACTTGTAGCCGCCGCTGGGGTCGCCCTTGTAGTAGTCGGCGGTGGTTGCGTAATCCAGTTCGTAGGCGTGCAGGCGGTCCCCGGTCTTGGGCTGGGTATAGGTCCAGATGTGCGGACTGGTTTGCTCGGCCATGTCGTAATAGGGCGTGCCGGGATAGGTGGTGATGACGGTGCAATCGAAGTCGTCCACCTGCATGTTGATCAGCCAGTCGCAGATATTTCCGATGCTCTCTGCGCTTTCGCCGGGATGGCCGACCGACATCAAGGCCTTGATCTTGAGGCCATGGTTCTTGGCGTGTTCGACGGCGCGGGTGTTGTCTTCCAGGGTGGCGCGCTTGTTGATGTTGGTGAGGATGCGGGGGTTTGCCGCCTCGAAGCCGCACAAGAGCCAACGAAACCCCGCCCGGTACATCGCCGCGGCCTGGGCGGCAGTGAACAGTTCGGACTTGACGAAGCCGCGCAGGCGAAACTCGACCCCCAGCCGCATCTGCATATCGGTGAGGCCGTCCATCATTTCGATCAGGGTTTTGCTGACGTTGAGTTCGTCGTCATAGAACATGAAGCCGGTATAGCCGTGGTGTGTGTGCAGATGTTCGACCTCGGCCAGGACCGACGCGGTGGTGCGGTTTCTGATCTGGCGCAGGGTCTTGGAGTTGCGCCCGCCGCAAAAGCCGCAGGCAAAAGGACAACCCAGCTGGGCAATGAGACTGGTCGCAGGAAAGCCTTCGATGCTATAATGGTAGGATTTGAGATCGACCAGGTGGCGGGCCGGCATCGGGTACTCGGTGAACATCTGGTCGGTGAGGAACAGTCCGCCCTTGGGATCGTCGCCGTCTATCACCTTGGGCGGGTCAGGCTTTAGCGCCTCGAACACCGCAAGTTCGCCGTCGCCGCTGACCAGGACATCGAAGCACTGTTCCAGTTTGGCGGTAGCCTGGACCGCGCGCCCGATGCGCCCGGCCTTGCGCTCCATCTTGAGCGCCGAATAGACCAGGGTGACGTGGGGCCCGCCCAGGATCAGGCGCAGATCGGGTCGCAGTTCGCGGATGCGGGCGGCGATCTTGATGACCGACGGCAATTGCGGGGTGGTGGTGGTGATGCCGATGGCGATGTCGGTGCTGCCGCGAACATAGTCCTCCAGCGGGGTCAGGAAGTTCTCCACCCCCGAAAGGTCCAGGAAGTTGATCTGATATCCGCCGGCTTCCAGGCTGGACGCCACTTTGAGGATGCCCAGGCTGACAAACACCCGTTCATCCAGCAGGAAAGGCGATGGCGGGGTAATCAGACAGACCGAGGTCACGCCGCACTGGCCCAGGGAAATCCGTCCGGGTAGTGGGCGCGCATCTGGATGTTCCTGAGAAAAAACCAGCCCTTGAGGCTGCGGCGGGAATTGATGCGGTAGTTGACGGTGTATTTGCCGCTGGCGGCCCATTTGATCTTGTGGTGCTGCAGGGCGTTCCACACCGCGCGGTCCCAGGTCGAGCCGCCGTCCGGTGTGGAGGACATGCAGAGCGGGGCGATGCCCTGGGCGAGGGAGCGCTGCAGCATCAGGCAATTGGAATCGGACATTTCCCCGAAGTGTCCCAGGCTTTCGCCGTCGTCATTGGCCCAGAACGTACCGTCAGGTTCGACGAGCTTGCGCAGGGAATAGGCATAGGCATTGTCTGCGATGACGGACATCAGGCTTTCGACATGTGTGGGCTCGAACCAGTTGTCGTCGTCCAGGTAGCAAATGTAGTCCTCGGTGGTGAGGTAGGACGCGGCGGCGCAGATGGCACCGTTCATCACGCCGTTCAGGCCGGTGGGCTTGGGAAGAAGAATATGGTGCGGTTCTGGGTGGACTTGCTGGTGGGAATGGCATTCAACACCATCCCAT